TAACGAAGTTAAATTTGTAAAACGATGGGCTGAATCAGCCAAAGATGCTGACTACATACTTATTGCAGACACAGGCTCAACCGATGGAACTCCCGAAATAGCCAAAGATTCCCTTGGCATAAATGTTGTCCGTATCTCTATCAACCCGTGGCGTTTTGACCTTGCCCGTAACGCTGCGCTTGCCGCCTTACCTGATGACATTGACCTGTGCATTGCGTTAGACATGGATGAACAACTCCAACCAGGTTGGCGTAAAGCCTTAGAAGCAATCCCTACTGGCACGACCCGCCCCCGATACAAATACACATGGTCATGGAACCCCGACGGTTCGGAAGGGCTTGTTTATGGTGGCGACAAAATCCACGCACGACACGGATACACATGGAAACACCCAGTCCACGAAGTCCTCAAACCCACCGACGGAGAAACCCAACACTGGGTAGACGGGCTACAAATCCACCACCACCCCGACTCCTCAAAGTCCCGCAGTCAATACCTTCCCCTACTCAAACTTGCTGTAGAAGAAGACCCCCGTGATGACCGCAACCAGTTCTATTTAGCCCGTGAACTGTTCTTCCACGGGGATTATGCCTTAAGTCAGTATCATTTTGCACGGCATCTAGACATATCTACATGGAACCCAGAACGAGCCGCATCCCACAGGTACCTAGCCAAGATGGTACCCCTTGTAGCCGACTATCACCTGTACCGTGCCATTGCTGAAGACCCAGCCCGTCGTGAATCATGGGTTGCTTTAGCGATGTACTACCACGAGAAACGCAACTGGCTCGCAGTTAGAAACACAGCGTCTATGGCTTTAGCAATCACCGAGAAACCACTTGACTATCTTTGTGAAGCAGACGCTTGGGGTTGGCTACCACACGACCTCATGGCTGTTGCCTGCTACCACCTTGGAGACATGGATGAAGCATGGTTCCACGGGTCTGAAGCGGTGGCGTTAAACCCAACAGATGAAAGACTTAAGACAAACCTGTCTCATTATCGGCTATGATTGCCTTGGCTGAACACAAGGAGTTTGCATGTCCACAGTTGGAACCGTAGTAGACCGTACCTTGCGCCAGTTAATGTCTGGCACGGTAGAGGAACGCAACAAAACAGTTGGTGCCCTAACTGCTACATCTACATCTGTTGTTTTCCAGTATGAACTTTCTGGTTTACGCCAGGGTGGTGTTATCCAGATAGATAACGAACTTATGTATGTATGGGAAACATCCCCTGGTTCTAAAACCGCAACCGTTGAACGGGGTTGGAATGGGACCGCTGCTGCTGCCCATGCTGCTGGTTCTGTAACTATTGTTGACCCTAAGTTCCCTAGGGCACAAGTGCTTGAGGCAATCAACGCAGAGATTGATGACTTGTCTAGCCCGATGAATGGTTTGTACCAAATCAAAAGCCTTGAACTAAACTACAACGGTACTTGGAACATGATTAACTTGCCAACTACAGACAAAATCATTGACCTGGTTTCTGTAACGGTGCGCTATATCGCTACTGACTACCCAAAGATTACCCGTTGTCGCCTAATCCGTGACCTACCTAATGATGATTTCAACGCTGGATACGCTATCCGTTTTGATGAACAGGTCCGTGCTGGACGCATGATTGTGGTGTATAAAGCACCATTCACCAATGTCACCACCGAAGCACAGAACCTTCAAAACATTGCTGGGTTCCCAACAACTGCTGAAGACATCCTGATGATGGGTGCCCAGATTCGTTTGGTTTCACCACGAGAAGTAAAGCGTAACTTCACTGAGTCACAGGGCGACACACGCCGTTCAGAAGAAGTACCTACAGGTTCAGTATCTAGTTCTATTAACAACATTATCCGTATGCGCCGTGACCGTATCACTGCTGAAGCGGCACGACTTGCAAGGCAATACCCCACTTTCCTTAGCAGGGTTTAACTAATGGCGGTAACTACATTTACCCTGCCGTATTTCGGTACTCCACCATATTTCTCTGGTATCAGTTCGGTATCAGATTTAGTTCCTAATGTTTTTCCTGTAGCCGTTGATGGTCGCCCGTACATGATTGACCAGAAGTCAGGGAAGTTTCAACGAGGTTATGAGCAGCGTGTTCGTGACTCTACGGATGATTCAACTAGCCCTGGTGAGGGTGCTATTAACCCTGGTGGTTTGTGGCGCAGAGGGCAGGACTCTTGGCATGCTGGTGCGGGGCAAGCCTATGCGGATATGAATGATTCTGCGCCGTATCGGTTTTATAAATCTAAAGGTGTGAACCCTTGGGGTAAAGGGCAGTTAAGTCTTTTGAACGCCACTAAGCGGTCTTTGGAATCTGCTAATACAAACTTGTTTACTTGTGTCGTTGAATCAAGTGGCACCCAGTACCTGTATGTGGCTGATGGTGGTGTTGTTAGGTTTTCTAGCGCACCTTTTACTTATATAACTTCAACAGTTACTAATGTTTCTGCATCAGCAGGGACAATTACTTATACAGCAGCGGCTCATGGTTTTACTGCTGGTCAAAAAGTTGACATCACTGGTATTGTCCCGACTGCATACAACCTTTCTGGTGCAACTATTGCTACGGTAGCGACAAATACTTTTACCATTACTAATGCTGCTACGGGTACTTTTGTTTCTGGCGGGGCAGCAGTTCAACGCCCCGTATGGACCGCTATTACAACAGGGTCGCCTACCACATTGCCAACAACTGCTATCACTGGTTTAGAAACCAACGGTCAGAATGTTTACATTGCTTGGACAGACAAAGATATTTGGTACACAACCCCAGGTTCAACCACCGCCACATTCTTCTATCCAACATCAGGCACAGATAACCAAACTTATAATGCTTTTGGCTTTGCAAAAGGTCGTGGATTTGCAGCGGTAAACCAAGACCTCTACCAAATTGGTGTCGGCTCAGGCAGCCATACTATTTTCTTTGACAACCCTGACACAACATTCCGTTGGGCAGGTGCCGCACCAGGACAAAACGCTGTGTACGCTGCAGGATATGCAGGTAACAAAAGCCTCATCTACAAAATCACAATCAAAGCAGAAGGCACACTTGATGTCCCAGTGGTATCACTTGAACTACCAGTTGGTGAAATAGTCACAGCCATCCACGGCTACCTTGGATTCATCGTTATAGGTTCAAACAAGGGCGTTCGTTTTTGTAGCACCGATGCACAATCAAACCTTGTCGCAGGTTCACTTATCCCCACCACTGGTGCAGTTAATGACTTCACATCAGAAGACCGATTCGTTTGGTTCACATACAGCAACTACGACGGAACCTCTACAGGTCTTGGTCGTCTAGACCTATCAGTATTCATCTCACCAAATACCCCCGCACATGCGACAGACCTCATGTATACCAGCACATCAGATGTTAAATCTGTAGCAACCATCAGCGGGAAACGCATCTTCACAATCTCTGGCGTAGGGGTCATCGTTGAAGACACAGCAAACCTTGTTGCTTCAGGAGAAATAGAAACAGGTACATGGCGTTGGGGCATACCAGACCGCAAGTTCATCGCCAAAGTAGACACCCGTTCCACCCCACTCGTGGGTGCTATTACTTCATACCTGAAAATTGACGACGGAGATTACGATTCTGTTGGTCGGTGGGCTACCGTTAGTGACACCGAAAACTCCTTTAATGGTTCCGACTTTAAAACGATTGAAGCAGGGTTTAAGTTTGTATTAGAACGGTCTTCTTCAAACACTGCTGAAGGTCCGACCTTTACCCGTTGGATGGCTAGGGCATATGCCGCCCCGTTCCGTTCACAAGTTTTCTCTGTCCCTCTCCTCTTACATAAGTCAGTAACTGTCAGGGGTAAAGAGTATTACTATGATGTTTACGGGGAGCAAGCGTTCTTTGATGGGCTGATTGAATCGCCTCGTGTCACCACCCTACAGATTGGTCCCTCTATTCATAGCGTTATCCTTGAGGATGTGGTCTGGGAACCTGCAGATTCTGCAGGTAACACCTGGGCATTTGATGGGACGCTTGTAGTAACCTTTCGTTCGGTAGAGAACTAGGAGTTATTATATGCCAGTTAACGGTAAAAGTAGAAGGTCATATACAGGCTCAGCAGTACCCAACACGCTTGGTTCTCAACTTGAGTTGAACGCCACAACCATAAGTCTTCCTACTGCAATGGTCGGTTGGGCTAATGATGGCGTTCCTTTCTTTGTGGTGGTTGAACCTGGCACCGCTAAGGAAGAAAAGATTTGTGTTAAGTACAACACTTCAACAAGTCTTATTGTTGTGAACCCTGCTGCCACTTCCGTATGGGCTGAAGATGTGTTGGGTCGTGGGGTAGATAACACCAGCGACCAAGTGCACGCAGCAGGTTCTGTTATTTATCCTGTGTTCACATCTATTGAAGCAAACCAAGCAAACGAGTTGGTGTCTAAGTACGCCAATGCTGGTTCTGTTGTGTATCAAGGTTCTGGTACGCCAGGTACCTTTACTGAACTTGCTATTGGTACAGCCAGTCATGTCTTAAGAGTTAACTCTGGTGTCCCACAATGGGGACAGATTACTGCCGACGGTATCGCTACTGGTGCTGTTACTTCAGAAAAAATCCTTGACGGGACTATCGTATTGGGCGACCTTGCTGCAGCGTTAGTTACTTATCTTGTTCCTGTTGGTACTATCAATGCTTACGCTGGTGCTACTGCACCTAATGGTTGGCTTTTGTGCAACGGCACAAGCACCACTGGTTATACAGCGTTGGCTGACCTTGTTGGTGCCACAACACCAGACCTGCGTGGTCATACACTTGTAGGTAAAGGTTCAGCGCCGTTTGATGGTGCGTTGTTAAGCAAGTTTGGTTCTACTACCAGCACCGCACCCCACACCCACAGTGGTACTTCTTTAACAGCCGTAGCAGGCGGAAGCCACGACCATACTTATTCTGGCGACGCCAACGCTGAAACACAAAACCACAGCCACGGTCAATTAGTTGCTGGTTTTAGTCTTTCTGCTGGTGAGGTAACTGTTGTTGCTACTGGACCTGGTGGTGGTGTTGATGCAACATATAGCACAGGCGGGAAAAGTACCACCCATAATCACTCTTATAGTGGCACTACATCCCCACATACCAGCCATGTTCATTCTATTACTGGTGATACTGGCGCATCTTCTGCTAGTGCAACCCACGGTAATGTCCAGCCTTCAGCCCTCGTCAACTTCATCATCAAATACTAGGATAAGATACCAACCATGATTAAAGTACAAACCCTCATCCTCCGAATCTTTGGGGTATTCGGCTCATCCGCACTCGCAGCCGTAGCAGGTGGCGCAATCTTCGGAGTTGAACTCTGGAAATCAGCAGCCATCGCAGGTGTAGTAGCAGCAGGAAAAGTAACTGAAGCCCTGCTTCGTTCATGGTCTGAAGACGGTACCCTCACTAAAGAAGAAGTTGCAGCAGCCTTCGGCAAAAAGGCGTAGCCGTTACGCCCTCGTAGGGGTTGTACTTTCCATCCTGTTCCTGTCATCAAGTGCCAGAGCAGAAAATCCAATCATCACTGGTATCACTGATTACTGGTTTGAATATACCGAGCCAACACAGTTTGAGGCACGGACATACATGGTTGACGGGTTTAACTCTGACCCCCAACTGTGGCTGTACGACGAGCAAGGTGTTTTACTTGTCAGCGTTGACGACCATTTCGGTTTACAATCATACATCTCCATAGAAGTACAACCAGGTCGGTACCGTTTACGGGCCGGTACATGCTGTTGGCAACCTGATATTTGGCGTGGAGGTAACGGATGGAATGAGCAGTACGAGCTGAGTTTCAATGGGGAACCAGCCAACACGACATCAACTTCATCCACGTCGACGACTTCTACGTCTACCACCACCACAACAACCAGCACCACGACAAGCACACTGCCACCAACAACCACGTCAACATCTACAACCACCACTTCCACGCTGCCGCCAACCACAACAACCACAGTCCCGCCAACCACCACCACGACATCGACAACAACAACGACATCAACTACCACCACTTCTTCGACAACGACAAGCACAACAGTGCCACCAACAACGACAACAATCCCGTCAACCACAACAAGTTCAACATCAACTACCTCCACGGTTGTACAAGTTCCTGTACAAGTTACCTCAACAACCACCTCCACAACAGTCCCCCCAACTACAACCACAACCTCCACCACCGTGGCACCAACAACCACCACAACCCTGCCTGTAATCCTGCCGACCATCACCGCAGCTGAAGCCACCGCAGTCGCACTCAACGCCGAAGTCCTAGCCACAGTCACCGCCGAAGAAGCAACCCAAGTCTTCGATGCGTTAGTCCTAGACGACCTCACCGACACCCAATTAGAACAACTTGTTGCAGCAGTACAAGATGCACCAACAGAAGTTCGAGAAGCCTTCGAAGAAGAAATTGACATCTTCAGCGGAGCCACCGACACCTACGTACCAATCGGTTCCACAGTTCCGGTTAAGACCCGACGCGCCCTCATCGCAATCACAACAGTCATGTCAGTAGCCCCCGCCATTAAACGCCGGAACTGATAATGTGCTACCCATGAGTAAATACTTCGGCGCAATAGCATCACTGGTTCTGTGGGCATCAGGTACTGGCCTTGTACTCATCACCCTGTCAGGAGCTGCACTCAGCAAAGCCCTAATCATCAGCGCAGTCACCTTTACTATCAACATCATTGCCATTGCTCTTGGAGTTGGCGTAGACGATTAGATATGTAAAAGCCCCTAGCAAGGGAGAAAGGGGAAACGACCTTGCTAGAGGCAACAGAATCATAACACCACAACGATACAAAAACTTAGTGAACCGAAAGAAATTTATGCCAAGAAAATACAGCTACTACCCTGCGTTTGACGGCAAAGGCGCACAGCCTGGCACCGAAAAACTCGCTGCGCTTTGTGCGGCCAGATGGAAAACCAAGAACCTGGGGATTTATTCCCCGCGATTGATGAGGAACTCTCATACCGAAGGTAAGAAGATTGGCGACCCTGGCATGGAGAAATTCCTATCAGTCCATTCCACTGGGGCTGCGGTAGATGTTGGTTATTCTGACCGCAAGGTTGGCGTTGCTATGTGGGACTGGTTTATTAAGTACACCAAAGAGCTAGGCATTGAAGAAATCCATGACTATGCGTTTGATGCAAACCCTAAGGATAAAAACAAGGGCTACGGCAGAGGTTTCCGCTGTTCAAGAGGCGAAAATTTGCAAGGGGTCAAGGTGTTTAGTGAGTCCGATAATGCCGGTTCATTCGGCGGTTTTTGGTTGCATCTAGAACTATCCCCAGAGATGGCTAAAGACCCTGAAAAGTTTGAAGCAGCCTGGCGTTCCCTACCTAAACCAGCATGAGCAATGCGGCGATTATTCTATTTGCTTTGTTCGGTATCACTGGCATTGGCTGCATATGTTTGCTACTTGCTGTATGGTTTGAGGCCGTCAAAATTAGTAACGAAGAACCCGAATGACGTTCGCGCAATGGATTATTACGACAGGCGCAACAGTCGGTGCGCTCGGCATAATCTTTCGAACCCTTGTCCTTCCTGTCTTTAAGTGGGCAAGACGACTTGAAAAAACCATGACGTTTGTAGAGCAACAAATGCTTCCAAATGGCGGGTCATCCCTTCGAGATTCAGTCAACAGAATAGAATCACGTTTAACTGTTGTAGAGGAACATTTAACAATTCCACGCTGATAATGTGACAAGTCCTATGACACTCACAGACCTGCTTCTCATCCGTAATTTCCTATCAAAAGTGGTGGTAAGAGGCACCGAAGAAGACCAACTTCTTCATCTTGTGGCACGGATAGATGCCCTGTTAGCACAACCCCGCCAGGTACCAGCCGCCTAGTAACATCAGGCTATGACCAGTCCACGAAACCTGTATGTCTGCCCCCAATGCGGAGAAGCATGGCTATCACAAACAGGTCGGTACTGTGTCGAATGTCGCGTTGAAGGAGAACCCTTAGATGAATCCACAGACGACTGAATACGACCCACCTGCATACCCAATGGCCCTTGTTTACTGGGCTGATGCTTGCGGGGGTGACGCTGGCTGGTTAACGCTCGAAGACGTTGAAGATGATGGCGAAGTGCTAGTGCAATCAACAGGTTTCCTAGTACCCACCGAGGACCCAGGTGCCAAACAAAACCATGTGACACTGCTCCAAAGCTTTCACGATGGCGACGGAATAAACCTGTTTTATATCCCTGTCGCAATGGTCAGAAAAATAATTCTTCTTTCCGCTTGACATTGACCCACCCCACCTGTACTCTGTGTAACAGTACAACACAGAGGAAGGGGCAACGACATGGGAAACCACCGTTACCGCATAGAAAAACAACCACACGGTTCACAAGCTTGGCTCAACCAGAGATACCAAGATGACCAAGGCAACCGCCGAATATCAGCATCAGCAGCAGCAGCCATTTACGGCCTGCACCCATTCGTCAAACAAGACCAATACGCAGCTGAACTGTTATCCGGTGTAGCACCAACACCAATCCAACCGAACGCAGCCATGGAAACAGGCAACCGTTTAGAAGACACCATCATTCAATGGGCAGGCGACAGGCTCGGAATCAAATTCGAAACACCTGAAGAACTGTTCTGCTACGACGACGACAATGGTTGCCACCTCATCTCCACCCTTGATGGTTGGAATGAAGAAACCAAACACATCCTCGAAGTGAAAACAACGAGCCGTGAATTCTCCGGCACACTTCCTGACTACTGGAAAATCCAAGGCATCCAACAAGCCATCTGTTCCAATGCAGACCGTGTTACATGGGCCATCTTCGACAACACACTTCGGCTAACACTCGTCGAGCAAGACATCACAGCCACCGAAATGGAAGACCACATCAACGCATCTGCACAATGGCTGAACGCCATCGAGCTAGGCATGGACCCCGCAGGTGTTGTCTACACCTACGAAACAATCTCAACCCGCTACATGCAATCACTTGCAGAACCTGTTGAGATACCAAAAGAAGCTGCCGATTTAATCGCCCAGTTGAAGCACGTCAAATCAGAACTGTCTTCATACAAAGCATTAGAAGACAGACTGAAAGCAGAACTGTGCGACCTTATTGGTCCGGCAGAAACAGCAACCATCAACGGCACCGTCGTTGCAACATGGAAGGGACAGAAGCGGGAATGGTTTGATGCCAAACGTTTCCAAATTGAAAACCCCGACCTATCAAAGCAGTACACAAAAACAACAAGCAGTAGAACACTGCGCCTTAAAGGAGAATAGAAATGACAACATCAACCAACCCGCCAGTGAACCCACTGGCAGACATACTCACAAAGTATGCAGTACCAGACCCGAAGATTGTGGGCAAACTACCTAAAGGTGGAACCCAACTTGACTTCGTAGGTCACGCAGACATTACCCGCATCCTTCTGGAGATTGACCCGACATGGCGTTGGGTTCCTATTGCATGGGACAATGGCCGACCAGCAATCCACGTTGAGAACGGCATCGCAACAATGTGGGGCGAGCTGACAGTTCTCGGACAAGCCCGCCTTGGTGTCGGTTCAGTACGTGCAGACAAACAAGAACTTGACAAAGAACTTGTCGGTGACTTTCTACGTAACGCAGCAATGCGATTCGGAATCTGCCTGTCGCTATGGACAAAGCAAGAATGGGAAGACCTTGGTGGCAAACCATCGAGCGTCACCACCACTCGTGCTACAGGTCAAGCCCAACAGCGCAACATCAGTAGCCAGCCCGCAGCAGAACCAGTAGATGCTGATGGACCACTGACACAGGAACAAATTGAATCGTTCAATGCGGCCTGTGGCAAAGCAGAACTATCACCCATTGGCATCTACAAAAAAGCCAACGTGAAGTTCGGAGCAGGTAAACAATCAGACCTTGCCGCCTTGCGTAAAGCTTTCAAAGAAGCAACCGCCAAGCCAGCACCAGCCGAAACGGAGGAATGATGTCAGCGAAACGAACCATTGACACAACCAACAATGAAGCCGGAACGGTATTCATTGGGGTTCGACTGTCAGCAAAACAAACAGCAGAACTAGACGCGCTCGCAAAACTATGCAACCAATCACGGTCAGGTCTACTACGCGACCTCATCAGAAAGGCACATGAGAATGTCACCTGGTAAACAAAAAGGAACATCCTTCGAGACACTCATCGTTAGGTATCTACGCACTGTCGGGTTTCCCTATGCGGAGCGTCGTGCCTTGCACGGCAACCTTGACAAAGGTGATGTGACAGGATGCGGGCCGTTAGTGTTCGAATGTAAAGCAGCTAAACGACATGAACTGTCAGCTTGGCTACAGGAAACAGAAGCTGAACGGGTCAACGCCAACGCCGACTTCGGTGTGCTGGTTGTGAAACGCCAGGGTCATGGCACCGGCGAAGAACAATACGCAGTGATGCGATTCGCTGATGCTGTTCGTCTATTGAAGCAAGCGGGGTACTGACATGTTGGCTGAAGTAGTTATTCATCTTGGTCAAGAATGGCGCGACCTTGCCTACTGCCTATTTGGTATGAGTCTCGGAGTCTTCGGAGGAATTGTTATCCAAATCGAAAGAGGAAGGAAAAAGAAATGACCGATGTGCAACACCCAGATTCGTGCTTCTGTTTTGAATGTCTCGGACCGTCACAGGCTGACTTAATAAGCATCGGCAAAGAACTATTCGAATGTTTAATGAACCGCATCTACAACGCCAGCGACTTTGACAGGCTCGGCCCCATCTCTGAACGGGAACGAACCGCCATTGACGTGTATCTACAAACCACAAGAGGGAACAATGAAGAAACCACCACCAGCTGAACACGGCAGAGCAATGTACCGCCGTATGGGATGCAGATGTGACATCTGTAAGGCCGCTAATGCAGCCAAGAAAAAGCAATACACGAAACTGAAACCACCGAAAGTTATTCTTGATGGTGAACCATTGATTGCCATTATTGAACGGGCTGGAAGGCTCCGAGACTTTGACCATCGACAGATTGACCGTTGGCGTGACACCGGAGTGAACGTTTACACTGCCGACTTTTGGTGTACCAAACTTGGCTACCACCCAACTGAAGTGTTCGGGTCTGACTTTTACCGTGGATGTTTCGATGAGGAGTACGCAGCATGAGCGAGTACATACACCAGGATGATGCGTACGAATGGGTTGACGCAAAACGTATCGAGTTTGCAGAGCAAGATTTCGCCAAGGTACAAGCAGAACGTGACGAACTTAAACTTAAAGTGCTTGAACTATCAACCGAAGTTGAACGCCTATCAAGGGAGCTGGCACGTGGGTGATGGCATGGAGATAACTGGGTACAACCCTAAGTTCGATTTCAAAACTGACCTTGCATATGGCCATGAAGGAGAGCAGAATCTTATTGATTTTTTTCATGCGTTAAACGCAGGCACAGTGGAAGTTAAAGCAGACAGGTACCGCAATGGCAGAATGGCTGTCGAGACACAGCAGAAGCCCGCACAAGGCGAATGGAAGGACTCTGGAATCAACGTGACCACCGCACAATGGTGGGCATATCGGTTCGCTCCGGACTCATACGTACTCGTATCTGTTGAACGCTTGAAGAACTATCTCCGTTACAACTATGACCGCCTCGAAAAAAGAGACTTCGCCCCACAATCCAACAACCCCGCAAGAGGATTCCTCTTGTTTCCCCATCACGTACAAGACCTACAAACGTCAGAACTTTACGACTGACTGATAGACTTCGTTTGCGTAGAGAAACGGGAACGCAGCCAACCAACAAGGAGGCACCATGCGAAAAATCATACCCATCATTGCGATAGTGGCGACACTTGCAATACCAACAACAACCCAAGCCAAAAGCTACGGAGATGAACTCGTCATGCCGTGGCGATGGTACAAGAGGTTGGCCCAATGCGAGACAGATTCACGTTGGCATACCAGCACCCGTAATTACACATCCGGCTATGGCATAGCGAAAGGAACCTGGATGCGGTTTAGTAACAGCTCCAATGCTGACCGCTACACCCCGTTAGAACAAGCACGGGTCGTAGACCGCATCGCCTGGCTCGGACACACCGAACCTGATGGTGAATACGTATGGCCAGTCGGTCCGTACGGGTGGGCTGTAATCAAGTCCCAAAACTGCATGAACCTACAACAATTCATCTGTCGCTCGACCCACCCTAAAGTTAAACGGTGGAAAAGATACTGTTGACAAGCCTTGAAAATGTCTATACTATGAACCCAATGAAGGGCATCTCACTGAAACAACACTGGCACTGCCCAAAGTGCAAAGTGTCCGTGACCACCTACATAACCCTCTCAACCCCGCCACAACACCGTTGTCTAAAGGCTGCGAACCAACCCAAACCACTACAACCCTCGGAAGGGGAACACAATGGCCAGTAACACAATCACAATCCACGGAAAACTCGGCAAAGAACCAGACCTACGCTACACCGGCAGTCAAATGGCTGTTGTTGAATTCTCCGTAGCTACAACATCCGGCAAAGACGACAAGAAAAAAACCACTTGGTTCGAAGTTAAAGTCTTTGGTCAGCTCGCAGAGAACGTAGCGAACAGCCTCACTAAAGGTGACAACGTAGTCATCATTGGTCGCATGGAAACAGATGAGTACACCAAAAAAGACGGTACGCAAGGCAAGTTCACCTCACTCATCGCTGACGAAGTGGGTGCATCATGCCGTTGGAATGCGTGGGTGAAAGACCAGACGGGTCAGACAATGGCACGTGTCGGCACAGTCGGCAAGGCAATGCCCGCGTCATCATCAGCATTGTCAGATGAAGAACCGTTCTAACCCAACGTTCGACGAGTGGGTAGCCTTCGGAATACAACAGAATTGGTGCGGCCCACCAGTCTGTGAGATTCACGACGGCACCCCAATGTCGGCCGCCGAAGAAGAAGATATGTACGAGAACGGTGACGACGTATGTATCCATATCATTCGCCTATACCCAGCTCCGGAGCATCGCCTAATGGTGGAAGATAATCATTCACCATCGCAATGGCGCAATGACTACGGAGTCTGAACTCTGGCCATTCACACGTGCCGACCCGTTCTGTACGCACTGCGGAACGGGGGAACGCGCCATCAAGGAATACACGCAAGAGATTCACGACACTTGCCCGTGTGTATGCCACCAAAACAAAACCACTGCCGCCAAGCGCGGTATGAAACCAACGAAACCAAAGGCTAAACGTGGCAGGAAATAATAGTAGCTGGCACGAAGAAGCGGCCTGTCTCGATAAGCCAACAAACTATTTCTTTCCGGAGAACGAAGCAACAGATAAAAAGACTGACCATTATCTGTATGGGCGGGCTATCTGCCGCCATTGTCCGGTGAAAGCAGACTGTCTCGACTTCGCTATGCGATGCGAGCAAGACGAACGATGGCGGTATGGTCTGTGGGGTGGACTTACCCCGCACGAACGCTGGTTGTACGACCCGAATTGGAAACTAGGCGTGAAACATAAGTAACCCCTATCTCAACCGCCGGAAGGGGTCAGCGGGAGATAGGGGCTACGGATATGAGATTATCAGACTGAGATAATCAGTGGCCTTGAACGGGGATAGTAGTCATGCACCATGAATTGCTGCTGATATATGCGGGCGACACGTTCACTAGGGAACACGGCCGCAAAGGTGCAGTCCTTATGCCAGTGGTCACGGTCAGTACCACGCCAGTATCGCACGACCGTGCCGGTCAGCTCTGATATGTCAGCAACAACCCACTGCTCAACGTGGCGCGGTGGTATGTACGGCTCAACGGAACGTTCGATACGTCGATGTCGCCACCATTTCGAGACATCCTTGTAGATATCTTCTGCCACTAACCACGTCAATGGCCTAGACAAGTGGCGGCCATGTGGCCACGAGATGCGCAACGTGTGATTCTGCTATCTCACCATCGAGCAGCACCGCGGGCGTTATCTCGCATAGTTCTGCCAGGTCACACGCCACGCCGATTAGGAATCGTTCGCAGAACGCTATCGGGTCGCTGGTATCCGTACCGTGGGTGGTGCTGAACATGAACGTGCCGATGGTGTCACCATCACGGAACATTGTTAGTTCGTAGAGTTTGTTGATAACACTTCTCATGCTGCTGCTCCGCTAATAAATTGGGTTAGTGCGCCCAATATCGAGTAGTCGCCTATCTCCATATCATCACGGTCACAATAAGCCTTTATGACCGTGTAAGTACCGTTGTCAATGTCAGTAACAATGTTGGTCATAAACGTGGCCAACGATTCCGCGGTAGCCCGCAGTGAAATAAGGTCTTGGTTCATATCGCCACTACTTCCACGTCATCAACGTACATTCCCGCGAGTGTCGGGTCATTCTCACTGTCAATGGTGGCCGATGCTGCCACAAGTTCACCCCAGGCACCATTCAATGCCCGTTCCGCGCCCGCCAGGGTACGGTATAGGCGTGAAGTGTACTGTTCACGGTGAATCTCATCACCGATAAACTCCGCGTCGGCCCATCGTGGGTGGTCAGGGTTAGGGCATAGCACCGCCGCGAGACAGTACCTACCTTTTGGCCATGCGTATTTCATGCTGTAACTCCAGTGTTGTCTAGGAACGAATCAGATATAGCCGCAATGGGGACCCCAATTTTTTTGGCCAGGTCAATAAGTTCATCATCGTCATTTACCTCTAGGAACGTAGCGTAGGTGGCGTTGTCCATCAGGCTCGTGTCGAGTATGAACGTGTCGGCAGCATCAGTGATAGTGCCATCAGTAGTGTTGATTACGTATCTCATTAGTAATCGTTCCCGTTCTCATCCTGATAGGAAAGAACAACCTTGTAACCAAAGTCTTCTCCCGCCAGATACTTAATATGTTCGAGAACATCATCGAAAGTAATCTCTACCCCGTCATCCCCGCGATTATCTTCTAATAATTGCTCTACTATCTGGTCTATGTCGTATGTGAGGACCTGCATCACGTTAATACGCGTCACAATGTCCCCGTCATCGTTAGTTATTGTTGTCATTGGTTCACCCTTTCACTGGTGGTTGTCACGCCCGTAGGCGCGGTACGCGGGTCACGAATCGAACGTGACAAGGCCACCCCTGGCCCCGCGTGGCGCGATTAGCGCGGGCGTTGCGGCATCAGCAGCCCATGAAATTGCATGCCCGTCACCGTACTCTGCGCGGTCACGTGCATAGGTTTGCGCGGGTGAATATTCACTATCTGGACCATGCCCGCATCATCATGCGCACCCTTTTTGGCCTTGCCACTAACGTGCGCGGCAGCAGTGGCCATGTCTGCCAGGTATGGCGCGTGATAGTACGCCCCTGATTCTGTTTCAACTGGCGTGTCAAGAATTGACGCGCACGGTGGAAACTCGACATGAACAACGGGGACATTCAGGTGCGCGGTAGGAACGTTCACATTCTCATAGTTAGTCATAACTTCTAACCTATTGCCATAGTCATAATCCAACACGATGGCCCCGTTACCCTTGCCGATTGTCTTAGCAGTGTGGAGCAATGCTCCTACTAATTCAACGCCGCCGACCTGGAACGGTGCGCACGATTCAATGCTAGTTTGCGGCACAGTGACCTGGTGCATACGGTACCCATCGGTAGCGGTAAAGGTGACGTACTCATCGGCGGTCACTACTTGCACGGAATGTAGGTGGTATCTGCCTGGCTCCGTAGATATCGCGGGCGCGATACTTTTTGCCAGGGCTACCGCTTGCGCGGTGGTGAGTGTAATTTTCATAGTGTTTCCTTTTCTCTATGGTTGTCTGCCCGTCAATGTGGCGGGCATTGTGCGCGGTCACGGGTCGAACGTGACTAGGGCCGCCATACGGCCCCGCGCGGTGGGTTAGAACGCTGCCTGGCGTTCCCGATTCCACTGTTCTATCTTGAACGGGTCACACGTGACGAACCCGCCGACAATTTCACCCGTTCCCCACGTCAATTTTTTCACCTTGTCGGCAGCAGTGGCGGCGGAATCTGCCGACAACGTGAACGACGACAGAAAAATACCGCCCGTGTGGGTTCGGTACTGTATTTCAACTAGATATTTTTTCACTGTGGGTATTCCTTTTCCATCTCATAGATAGCCTGGCAACGGGCGAACCCCATGAGGCAGATTCCGGCACCAGGTACGCACCATAGGAACGACACGGGCAGGCCATACAACGCGATAGGCGGCATGAACCACCCCGCCATAGCAGCAGCGAACCCGCCACCGATGGCCGCCAGGGGCCGACGGTATAGTCGGGACCATTGCGCGGGGGTCATCACGTGCGGCGATGACATGACCGCGGGGTGATTCGGTGAGTATCGGGAGCGCGTCACGATTCACCCCCGACATATTGGCCGCGGTAATCGTCGGGGTCCACCCCGCACGTATCGTTCAGGTATGCCCATATCAGGTCGAGACACTCACCATCGTCAAGTGACGGGCCATCGGTGGCCGCAAGTAACACGGCGATTCGTTCGAGATTCTCGCGCGACATTATCGGCCCCCGTTGTTGTAGACGAACCCGACCCATTCGCCGCCATCAGGCAACACGTAGGTGTCCCGTTCGGCGGGCGTGAAGATATCGCGGGGGAGCGTGTGGTCATTCCATGCGCCATCGGCCCTATTCCAATAGTGACCCACCCAACGGAACGCCCCGCCGATGACCGCACACGTGGGTTCACCCGTGCGCCGAATCATGTAGGCGTCATAGCCATAACTGGCAGCGCGACTTAACACGTTCGTATCGTGTTCCATTACTTGCCCCGATTCTCTACGCGGGCGGCATCTTCTAACGCCCATTTAGCCTTAGACAGTTGAGAACTAATCTCATAGTACGTAGCAGCGGCGGCCCATTCCTGAACCATATCGGCCAGGTTCACGCCCGACGATACAACCGCATCGGCCACCAATGCTGCCACTAACGTGCGGCACCCATCGGGCAAGTTGGCACTATACGGGGCCTGGTCATAGCATACGAAACCGCGCGGCTCATCTGCATGATATCCACGGCATGACAACAGAACGTGGCCGCGGTATTGCGCGCCCTTCCATGTCATGCCGTGGATATCATGCAG